TGTCTTGGCGCGAAACTTGCATACTTTTACCCCCGGCACCGGGTTGAGACGACACGACACGACATGCAATAATCAATACAATTATCAATCATTCATGCTAGTTATATAGCTCTACATCCAACTAGACATGCGCTCGATATGCGATACCATCACCATACATCTACAACATGGTAACACAATGGCACGATCTTTGCAATGAACTAAATAAAGGGAAAACGCGCAATGGCATGAAGATTGCATAACGGTTGATGGATGGGGTAGCGGTCCCAGCCGACGACAGGACAGGCTGCTGCAGCGCAGCTCGGGCATGGCCTATGGTATCGGCAATGGATTGAGTGAGATGATGCGGGACTGATGCGGGACTGATCGGCATAACACAACTATGACAATGCCAGATAAGGCGAGCCAAACAGGAAAGGAAGGCCTGTGCTGCGGGTGATACTGCAGGAGGAAGGAAGGGATAAAGGAAAGCGAAAGGGAAAGGGCAAAAGAAAACCCGGACAAGCGGTCATGCCTTCCGGGTTTGGTGGTGCGATGTGCTGTGGTGTGCCCTATGCCTAGATCATTTGCTATCCTTTTTAGGCAGCAGCCCGAGGATCTTGAGGCAGCGCTTGCACGTCACCCTGGATTTATCCCTCGTCGTCGGGATCGTCGGCCCCTGCGCTGGACATGCCGAGTATCCGCGGTCGTTGCCGAGCGCGTTGTTGTAGTGGATGATCATCATTATTTCCCCCATCTACCCTGAATCATCATCTCAACCAGGGCAGCGACAGGCCCTGGTACTTTGGATATCCCTTGCTCATATTTCTCGATCGTCCTGCCCGATAGCCGCACCCGCTTACCGAGCTGCGCGGTCGAGAGGTTGAGTAATTTTCTTGCTGCTTTAAAATCTTCCTTTGTCATTTACTGGCCTCCAACACGTACGGCTTATCCCACTGGCCGATATTAATATCCACATACCATCCAACATTAAAATAGTCGGTCATAATGTCCGATTTATCCCAATTGCCTTTATCCATTGCCGGGTAAATCTCATCAACGAACTCTGCGGCCTGCCCGGTGAAAATCCCTTTTGCTATCCCCTGCGACGGGAGATCAATGCTTTTCGACTCGTAAAATTTCAGGCCATTGCGCTCCTGCCGATCCTTTGTGAATTTATTCCAGGGAGTGATAAAATCAATCGGCCCTGATTTGATATTAAGGCAAAGGGTAGAGTGATTACGCACCGCTAAGCTGGCCTTGATCCCGTATTTTTTACAGATAGCCATGATTGCCGGCTGTAATTCTTTTTTGAGTTGCTGTGATACGTATGCCATAATTTCCCCCTCAGTATTTCCCCGGCATAATTGCCCCAACCTATCGCAGCCCACCTGGTTGGTGATGGGCTGGAATAGAGCGGGATAATTAAAAATGGCTTGCCCCTAAATCAATGATGTAATTGCGCTCGTAATCCTCATTAATAACCTCAAGGTGACTACCGCCACGCTCTCCAAAATTCCCGCCACACAGACAGTCGGCCGATCCGCACAACTCATTTTTCAGGCGCATTGCAGTCTTGCGGCTTATTTTGGCGTATCCCTTAAATCTCCCCTCTGTGATAGCCTGCGGGATAACTGTTGCCTCGGTATTGTGGAAGTTGTTTGATAAGGTGATTTTCTTCATAATTTTCCCCTTTTTGTTTCCGATCCCGGTTTATTCCGGCCTACTCCCTATCGTTAATTAAATAGTATACTCGACTGGCGTACAATGCAAGGGCAAAATGGAGCAAAATAAAAAAAAGATGATATTATTTATATAGGAGCTGCTCGTGGTGGATTTGGAGCGATGAGCCAGGCGACCGCCGATCGATTGTAAAACCGATCGGCACAGCGGTCAGGCCCGGTCGGGACAGGAAAGTTGCGGCTGTTGCGGATAGAACGTCAAAAAATGAAAAAGCCCGTTGGAACTTTCAAAAACCTCGTTGGAACTTTTGAAACGCCGCTCGTCAAAATGAAAAGGCTCGTTGGAACTTTTGTTTTGTTGTTAGGGTTTTGCCGCGTATTTTCTAAAAAGTAATTGTTTGAGTTCTTTTGGTTCAATATTTATTTCAATTACTTCCGGCGATTTCAACACATCAACAATCCAATCATACCCACACTGGCAGTAAATGTGCAGATGTTCGTCGTTGCGCTGATTGATGTCGTAAAACTCGCACCTTGGACCTGGATCGCTACCGATCTCGATACCGCCGCAGCCTACGTGGTATTTCGTAACCTGCCTGTTTAATTCTCCACACTTCTCGCATTGATTCATGATTTCGGCCTCGCTGGTGGTAGTATCGGCCCGTAGAACAGAAACCCATCGCCTAAACCGTCAACTGCCGTTGGTTTTGCGTAGTTTACTGGATAACCGAGGTCAAAAAGGCATAGAACCCCGAGAAATGTATCCACTCGGCACAAATCGCAATCTTCTTCCGGGTCGGCGGTGTCGAACATCCACCATAACCCTTCTGTGTCTGGCTTTTCCTTCCACTCCTTATTTTTCATCTTCTTTTCTCCTTTCTATGTCAAAGTTGCCAAAGCCTACATAAGCACCCAAAGCCTCAAAACAAGGCAAAGTCCCTGCAAAGCGCCCCAAAGCCCCAAGTAGGCAAAGCCGATTATGATAAAGCCTGCAAAGAGGCCAAAGTTGATAAATTATACTCCATCACGCCAAAATATTAAACCAATAACCACAAAGCCTTAGTCTAGTCCCTACACTCGCAGAATACCCGCTTTTTTGGCCGAGTTGTTAGGTTTTCACGCAGCCTCCTTTTTAGGAATCAACCCAAGGATCTTGAGACAGCGCTTACATGTTACCTTGTTTTTATCCCTTGTTGCCGCTGTGCTGGAAACTTCGGTTTTTTGATTGCATGCCGGTAAAAAGAATAACCAATAATTGAGTGCGTTATTGTAGTGGATCTTCATTTTGATTTAATCCGTCAGTGTTATCGATATTTTGCCGGGTGTTATGTTGGAAACTAACGGGTCTGACCTTAATGCCCTTGTTGCCAACGACATTGCTTCTTCTTTTGCTTGTTTTTTTACCTGCGACATAGTGCAGTCGTCACCCCATGTGCTATGGCATTGGACAGATAGTGTTATATTTACCGTTGCAATCATTTTCATTCGTTTCCCCCGAAAACTCCATGATTAAAAGTAGCCAACAGGATTCGAACCTGTGCGCGCCTCGAGTATTTACTGGTATCGCAACTCGGACGCTGTAGATACCTCACTGTTTATCCTCTCCGGCATGGCTGTGCTTTCCTTTTACCTCGACATACAGTTCCAGCCAGGCCACCGCGATCCCCGGCACCCGGCGGTTACCCTTTCCATCTGCCTCCCATCCCTCCCATGTGCGGAGCGGTGTTTGTGATAACCTAGCCGCTTCGGCTCTGGATAGTCCGGCGGCCAGGCGCTTGGCTTTTAGTTCTTGAGGGGTCATGGTAGCAAGATTTCTTGGCTTTTGGGGTGGATCTTCCCGCCACACTGGCAATCCGTTCCGGCGCAGCCTGGTAGAAACTCAAATACCTTTGGCTTATCCCATTCCGGCGCGATACACATTCTCATATCGTAATTTGCCTGAAGGATTTCCTTTTTTTCTACTATTGTATCTCCCTGTGATGCGTTTGCGATTAAATACATGGCTTATCTCCTTTTATTCTTGAATTTCAAAACCGGATTTCTTTGCATTGGCGATCAGGCCATCAACCTGGCCCTGAGACATCGTTGAACCGCCAACCGCCTTGCCATCCAGAAAGTTAATTCCACAGAAAGGCTGAGCGCTTGTTGAGGATTGAATCTTGATTATTGATTCGTATTCTGCCGATTCTTCTCTTTTGATGATCAGGACTTCTTTATTTCCGATTTTAATTCTCATGGCTGTCTCCGTTTTTCGATTCGGCTTAATTGCCCATTCCCTCTGCTCTTACCTATATTTTACCACTCATTGAGCGGATTGCAAGAGGAAAAAGCAATTATTTTTTATTTTGTTAATTTTATTTTGCCGGAATTCCCTCACTCGCAGTGTCCTCGTCCCCGTTGACGATTACCAAGATGGCATTATCCGGTACGTCGGCCAGCGCAGCCCTGATATCAACGGCTCTTGCGTTGATCCTCATTCTGACGGTGTGCCGTGTCCGAGTAACTATTGCCTCAACGTTCTTTTCGTAAGATGCAAAATAATCGCCCATACTTCAACCTCCAATTCTCAATTCAGGCAACCCCAAACTCCGCCGCCGCAACCGCAAATATTCAGCATCCCGCTCCTTCAGCGAATTCCGAGCATCAGCGATCCGTCGACGCGTTTCCATCTCCATCCTCTCCTGCAACTGCTCCGAGCTTTCAGCCTTCCTCGGCCCATACTTCCCGCGTTTTTCCCAGACCGGCGCAGGCAAGGCCCGATATTTTGCGCTGAGATTGATTGCCCGTTGCGCCTGTATTTTACTGGTGTATGCGGCTTTACAGGGATCGCAGCAGTAGTAATTTGCTATTTTTTCGTGATGGGAGTTTACCGTCACCTGATCATTCCGGTCGCAGTGCTTGCAGTATTTGGTTATCGTTATTGGGTATATTCCTGGCTTTGCCATTACACAGCCTATTTGTTGTTGTTTTTAGCCGAAAAATCCATACTTATACACATCCTTTAAAAGCTTTTAAAACTACTTAGTAGGTAATTATTTACCATTGTGACCGGTAATAATTTTACATCTTGCGGTAATATTTTACGGACACGGCGGTAATATTTTACAATCACCCTCGCTCCCCCTGTTGTCGTTTTTCCTGCGCCCGAGCATAAGCGTACGCCTGTTCCACTCCTTTCTCCCGGTTGCTTTTCTTGCGGCCAATCGTCATGAATGGCATCGGCGAGAACGCCCTGCCTGGCATGCCTTCGAGGATCGCAACCTCGGGTTCAAATTCGCCGGCTATTTCCATGATTCCCGTTTCGTGAATTTCGATATCCATAAAACCTCCAAAATTGCCTCTAATTTGCATTTTGTGGATAGGCCAGGCGAATGTATGCCGGAGGTGGAGTTCGATTGCTGGCTGTATCGCCTTGTCGTTTCCTTGTCAGTTTAACAGCTTCCGAAAGCAGCACTCTGGCAACATCGCCCCGCTCAACACCAGTGAAGCCTTCTCTGGTTCGCCGATCAAAACCGGATCAGCCTCAACTGGATACCCGCCAGCGCCATTCTGCTGGTCGATGAGGCCGTAGAGCTTCCGAGGATGTTCAGGGATCTCTTGCCGCTGAGAAAATCCCCGGTAACGGTTCGCAAACTCTTTGGAGATGAATGGCAACTCTGCCTCTTGCGATTGCCCGAGTGTTATCCATCCTCCCATGTCATCAACAACCCGGTGGATAGTCGGATCATCAAAAACCACCGTCGCGTAGGTTCCTACGCTTCTCAGCGCCTTCTCAACCTTTGTCCATGCCAGCAGCGCCCTGTCTACTGACGTTCCCTCGATCATCTTGATGAGGTCTGCAGGTTTCGGTTTGTATGTGCCAAAATCAGCGCTTTTGATGTACCGCTGTGCAGCGTCCGCCACTTCCTCGACCGAATAACCGGACAAGGCCTCAAACCATGCGGAAAGGAGGTGTTTGTTTTCCATCGGCATTTCGTAGATTGCGAAAAGCTTGTACATAATCGCCAGGAATTGCTTTTTGTCGTTCTCGGTCATTCCTCACCTGCCCATTCTCGCATTGCCTGTTTCACTTTCTCGTCTTTGATTTCTGAAAAGGTCTTGAACTCCTTTTTGCCTGCGCCGTTGCTGAATCCGTTTCCTTCCCAAGTAATAACCGCAGATTTCCAGCACTGCATTTTCGCTTTTGCTTTACCAACCAACCAACCGTTAGATGTGTAATGAGCTAACCACTTCTCTGGGTCGACGTTGTTTTTTCTCTCAGAACAATATGCCGCTACTTGTTCGAGCGTTGGAGGAATAAATCTTGAGGATTTTTCCCCTATGCTTTTTACTTCTTTCATTCTTTCATTCTTCTCATTCTTGTTTGTTGTCGCTTGCTTGTCGCTTGCTTGTCGCTTGCTTGTCGCTTGCTTGTCGCTCTGAATTTCTTCGTTCTGATATTTGCAATATTTGCTAATAGTTATGATTGAAAATCTGTTTGTCGATTTTCGCACTATTTCGCCACTCTGTTCAAGCCTTGCCAGACACGTCCTTAAACTCCTAACTGATATGCCTGTTGCGGCACTGAGAGTGTGCAATCCGCAGACCAGTTGCCCTTTCATTACATCATACCCCTGCCACCTTCCGTCTTTGTGATTTGCCTCCCGTATGAGATGCTGCCATAGGTGAGCCATGTGCGGAGTGGTGTACCATTCCCACTCCGCTATTTTGCGATAATTCTTTACCCATCCATCGTTTGACATAAACGTTCCCTGTTGATTTTTTAAAAAGGAACGTCCATCTCATCTTCAGTTTTGATGTCGCCAAGTTTAAAAGCAACTGCTTTTCTTGCGTGAGACAAAAGCCTATCTTTTACCGCAGATGCTGTTTCTCCGGGCTCAAGGCAGGCAGTCAATTCAACCTCAACGCGGCGGTTTGAAAATGTCGGATATCCTGTGCTGCGTAACTCTCCGACACGCACACTTACTTTGTCAATTTTCATAGCCATCACTCCCCAGCAACATAAACCGGCAACCCGGTCAGTCTTTTAATTGTTGACAATATCCGTTCTTCATTTGCATTACCTCTGCTAAGATGCAAAAGATGTATCTCTTTAACCTTACTTAAATCGTTCGCTTTTAGGAATTCAACCACATTATTCAAGCCGAAATGCGTCCCCAGTATTCTTTCGTATTGAGCACTTGATAATTCGCCACTCGTGAGATTTTCGCTGATTGTTTGCGTATCATAATTACACTCAACCATTACATAGTTAAGGCCAAAAAACCGAGGCCGAATGTATGCCGTATCCGTCGCGAACATAACCCTTTCTCTGGTGATTTTACTCATCAAAAGAAACCCCAAGGATTCAGCGCAGTCATGCTCTATAGGGAATGGAAGCACTGTCCAGCCGTGAAAATCATCCCGGCGAGTCGCTTTTAACGTGTAGCACCGACGATGGTTCAAACATCCAATCGCCTGAGCTGTACCGATACTCATAGCGCAATCAACACCAGCTTTAAGGAGGTCGTGAACTGCCTTTGTATGGTCCTGGTGTTCGTGGGTAACTAAGCATCCATCGACCTCCGAAAGCTGATAATCAAGCGCCTTTTTAATCTTTGCAATCGGCAACCCTGCCTCAATCAGTAGCGTCGAATGGCCGTCTGAAATTCGGTAGAGGTTGCCGTTACTGCTGCTGGCGAATGATTCTATTTTGATCGTCATGTTAGAAGCTCGGGCCGTCTTCCTGAACCTGCCCTTTGGTTTCCTCGACAGGTGGCAGCTTGTGTCCTGAGCCGTCGCCGGATACCTCGTTTGATTTGGTTACCTCACCAGTATCGGTATTAACCTGCATGCCCTCGGGATCGATGTCGATTATTTCGCCTTGGTTGGCAAGATTACCGGTTTCGTCATCAAGTTGGCCAGCATGGGAAAGTTTTATATCCTCATCACCCTTCATGTACGCCTGCATTTCAATCGACATAATTCCGTATTTCTGAATCAGGTGCTTGAGTACCGTGGCCTGCGCTCTACTGGCAAAATGTTCTTTCCAGACGTTCGCCAGTTTCCCGGCCTTTTTGCACTCAGGATTGTATTTGATCGCGTGTGCTTCGACCTTGGCTTTCGACCAGTAAAGCGTCTTTGAGAACCCGTTCATGAGTTCGATGTATGCAAAATATCCAACCTCTTCATCGGATACCGCCTCACCATCGATATCCACCACCCCGGTAAGCTTACTTATCGACCTCAGCTCACCCTCAAAGACAGGGCCGCAGTTAATGTATTTGTATTGGCCGGTACGCTGAGCCAGCTGGACGATTCCCTTCCACCCTGGCTGAAATTGAGGAATATAGGCGTTCTCTTTATTGTTAAACCTGGCGATGATCCAGGCGAACCCGAGAGAGCGATTTACCGGGAGCTTGAGTGTTGCCGCCTTGAGGCATTCACCCACAACCAGCGACGGTTCACATTTCTGGAGTTGCCGATCGGAGGCGTAGAGGTCGATTATCTGAGCAACCAATAGATTGCTGTTTTCGCCCATGGCGTTTTTAAATTGCTGTTGTACTGACTCACTTGCCATGACCGTTTTGAGGCGGTCTATCGGCTTTACTGCGAGTTCTTTCTGGTTTGTTGTTGCTGGTGTGTTGCTCATTTTACTTCTCCTTGATAGTCGAGGCCTAAAGCCTCTGATATTGTTTTTGCTGCAGATACCGACATGGATTCGCCGATGAAAAACCTGGCTCCGTAAAAATCAGAGTCATCTTTACCAATGTCATACGACACGCCGGGTATCTCGGTATCGGTCACGAGCGACCCGCATGGCCCGTACCATGATTTGGTTTTTGGCTTTTGTCCGCTCACTGTCCCACCTCCACCCGTAAAGTTTTATCTGGCTCACTCACCACCAACCGGACAACCTGCGCCTCGACCGAGATAAGAGAAGTGACTGATTCCGAGTTGTCGATGAAGATCGGCAAAGACAACCCCTGCGCCCGGCTGATCGTGTTGATACAGTCAAGTCCGACATTGACCCTGGCCCCGTTGTTCAACGACGATTCAAACGGCACGCCGTTGAATGTGACCTTGCAACACTCCTGTAGGCCGCCGTTTATGTTTTCCTCGAACATCCGGAATCTGGCCATGGAGAACATGCCGTTGATTTTACCCTCCAACATATCCACCTTCGCCCGGGTAAATTGATCCATCAAGAAAAGTTCGCTTTCCAGCTGCTCGAACTCCTTAGCCAGTTTCTTTTCTTCCTTCTCAAGCAAAAGCTTCCGGTCGACCGCTTTCTGGTGCGCCTCAACCTTGGCAATCTTCGACTGGCCGGCCGCGATCTTTTCAGCGATCAATCGGCGGGACTCTTCGGCATCGGTGAGCGGCTGATTGGATCCGGCGCCCATCTTCTCGACTTCGATCCGAGCGGCCAGGTCGGTGACCTTGGATTGCGCTGCGGCTACTGCTTTGCCGTCGACCTTTTGTTCGGTTCGTTCTGTTTCGGCAATCTCTGTATCAAGCGTTTTTGTTTTTTCACGGGCGCCATCAACCAGGCCATTGAGTAAGACGATCTTTTGATCAATCGCCTCGACCCGCTCCTTGTCCGCCTTGCCCTTCTCGTTGATACCTGCCTTTCGTTTCGAAATGGCTTCGTTGTATGATTCCCTGGCCGCGTCGATTTGATCAGCCGGGAGATGCTGTCCACATGTCGGGCAATTCTCGGATGCCTGGTATGGCTTGATATCGGCCCACTCTTCCCTGAGCGCCGCCATATGCTGTTGCAGTGCGTCTTTCTCTTCCTCGAGGATGCCGATATCAACCGCGGCTTTCGAGATTGACCGCTCAACATCATCGCGGTTTTTCTGCAGGAGAAATATCGCATTATCCTTTTGGGTTTTTGCCGCGTTGACCTCCCGCTGCATTGCATTTTTCGCAGCGATCAACTCGGTTTCGGCATCAGCCAGTTGCCGTTGCAGATCTCCCAGGGCGCCGCCGGTTTTCAGGCTGGCGATCTTCTGATCGATCAGGGCCAGCTCGTCGACCAATGATTCAACGTATTTTATTTCTGAGAGATGATTGATGCCGGAAATATCTTCCACCCCCCGGACAACCTCATCGATTCTGGCAGGCAGCTTGACGAGCTCCTGATTGATCTCTTTCCGTCGGACGGCCACTACCTTTTTATGATCTTCCAGGGAGCGGGTATTGATGATATTGGTTAGCTTGAAAGTTGAGTCTTTGCTCTGCAATGTTGCCATTGAGTCGAGGACATCAGCGTCCGACACATCACCACAGAGCTGCATCAGTAGCGCCCTGCGCTCCGTCCATTTCATTTGCTGAGGAAAATAGAACGGGGAAGTGAGCAGTTTGAATTGTTCCTCGCTGGCGATCTCGGATATCCGCTGCTGGTATTCCTTTTTCTGTACCGGCACGCTGTCAACGAAATGATTGGTTTCGTGGCCGGTCATCTCTTTTGCTGCCGACCCTCTTTTTTTGGTCCATATTTCGGTATAAACCTTTTTCAGTTCGATCACGCGGCCGTCCCATCGAAACAGGCCTTTGACTTCGTGGCTGAGGTTGTGTTCAACGGTTCCGTCATCGCGAAGGGTTTTGATTTCGAAATCGCTTTTAAATGAGGAATCCTTATTGAAAAAGAGCCAGCAGAGTGCGTCAAACAAGGACGTTTTGCCGGATGCATTGTCGCCATAAACGTTTGCATTCCGGCCGTTGACGGCCAGGTTGAACTCCTGGCAACCTTTGAAATTGCGAAGATGTAAAGACAAAAGCGTGAGTTTTTTCATATCCCCACCTCTTCGAGCCATTCAGGCAGATATCCATAAAGGCCCTGCTCTGGTATTTTCCCGCAAAAGTACCACATCCCCGGGCGAAAATATGACGATCCCTTGCTCCACGACCCGTCATAGTTTGTCGTATAGCCCTGCTCAGCAAAAAGTATCATCAGCGCCAAGGCCGACTTCACTCGGGTTTCAGTGCGCGGAACTGGCCTGACGTTTTTCCATTGCGATATGCCGTTAAAAATACGGCCTGCTCTATATTGTTCTTCCCTCTGGACCACGTATCTCAAGTTGTCGGCGATATAAAGGAATATCCTTTTTTCGTCTCCCATAACGCCATCAACCAGAACGGTGTCTCCGGTTTTAAACTCAGTTTTTGTCATTGCCGATCTCCATATTATTTGTTATCGTTTTCCTGTTTCAACCTTGCAGCCTGCCCCTGACCGGCCAGCTATCCCCTAGCTGGCCGGTTCTGTTTAGAGCGATGACCTTTCGCTTCTCATTGTATGCGCGATACCTTCCGCCCGATTGTATTCCTCAAACGCTTCGCGCTCCTGCTCTTCGGTGAGCGGCTCGGCAAGTTTGGCCTCATCCTTAATTGCCTGGTCAATATGCATCTGCCGTTCGCCCATCGTCATTTTTGATGTCCTGGCAACCTCGCCGTTATCGGTGCGGATGTATATGACAACACCATCCTCGTAATTACGGAAAACCTCACACTCGATCTGCCGCATTTCAAAACGGTCTTTGTAAAGCCTGGCTGCCTGTTTGATATCGATGCCGATCTTGTCAATCCGGTCCTTGTAGGAGGACATCACGGATTTCTTTTCATCCTCCACCTTTTCCAGATCCTGGGTTTTGATCGCCAGGGTTTCGGCGATATCGCGGAGTTCCTCAGGGGTGAACTCGTACTTGCAGGTTTCTTCTTTGTATTCGGCCTTCTTGTTTTCCTCTGACATGATTTCTCCTTTTGCTTATTAAAACGGCCTCGGCAATTCCCAGGCCCAAATCAGCACATGCGGCAACTCTTTGTCAGCCGCCCACCGCTTTTTTGCCGACGATTCAACGATCAGGTTGTCATCAACCCAGGCGATACAATTAAAGCTGTCTGCGTAGAACTTTTCCATATTGTCCAGGTCTTTCTTGTTCGTGCAGAACACCGGCGCGTCGGGTTTGAGGACTCCGGCGTTCTTCCCCGTTCTGTAGTGGTTTTTTGGGCGCGGGAAAACGAACTCAAAACTGATCTCAATCGCCGTGTCGAAAACCTTGTTGTTCCCAGAAATGCAGGCCTTCTGGATACTGGCCTCTTTGGCTTGCGCGTTGGGGTCATACATCCGCCCGTTCTTTGTCGCCCGTGGCCGCATTTTTACGTCTGGTATCCCTGGGATGTAGATTCTTTTCATCTTTTCTCCAGATTGCCCGACCCTCGCCAGAGAGCCGGGCTGTGAATTGGCACGATATCTGTTTGTTTGATTGGTGTGGGCTTTAGCCGCTGATCGTCATAGGCGCTGCCTCCTTTTGTTAATGATTGAATGGTTAATCGCCTCTTTGTTTCTGCTCACAGAAAAGGTGGAATATTCACCCCAAAAGCCCACTCCTTGTGAGAGTGGGCTTTTGGCAAGTCATGGGTGCTTCACGGTGCTGCTTTTACATTCGGCGTCCTATAATATATTTGTGAGATTCGGTGCTCGGGCTTGCTCTTTTCATCGTCGGACCTCTCGGAGTTTGAGTGTTTCAGGTTGTACCCACATCACGGCCTTGCGTGGCGGGCGGCTTGTGGTGCGTTATTTGGGGCCGTCTCTGATCATTTTGGTACCTCCTTTATACTTCGTCGCTTTCTCCCGTGTCCTGGCCGCTCCAGTGCTGCCAGTGACCATCTTTGTCTGTCGCTGGCTCCGCGATCCTCTCTCGCACCCGGCTCTCAATCGTGACCCGATGTCCATGGGCCAACGAGTGAGTGTTGAAATACTGCGATGCCGTGGAGAAAACCCCTTGCACAGTTTTCGCCACAACCGCCTCGCTTGCCGCGTAGCCCTGCAGGATCTGCACCGCTGCGTTCTCGATACGGTCGGCTAGGTCTTGGGTTTGGATTTCTATTGCCATTTTTGCTCCTTGTTGTTGGTTGACTGTTGGGCTGGTTAAAACCTAATCCGGCATCGGTCGGTTGCGATGCTGCCGGGACATCGGCGCAGGACTATTGGAGGAGACAAACCTGCTGTAAAGTGAAGGTCAGACCAACCGTGCTTGTTATCTCACAGGAGCGCAGGCCAGATCAGCCAGGCCCAATAATGCCAGGATGATGCAGATGCCGAGCACGCAGACGAGCGCTATTGCAGCGCCTGCAGATTCCACGATGTCAAGCCGGGGAATGAACCACTCGAATGCTTTGGTACGGAGGCGCTGGAAACGGACTGCGCGGTTTTTCTTGGCCAGGTAGGTTGTCATGGCTGGACCTCCATTCCGGTTTGTATTTTTTGGCAGTGAACCTCGGTACAAATTTCAGCAGCGCTCGGGCCATACGTAGAATTGACACCAGACCACGCGCCATTGAGCGAGACGCCGAACTGGATATAGTCGCCCTGAATATCAATTATATCGATAACCAGTTCAGTCTTTTCAAAAGGATTGTTGTTTTCGAGCAGGTAGCATTTACCTATCTGGAAAACTGTTTTCGGCTCTGGTGGCGCGGCGGACGGACCGCCATAATCTTTAAACGTCATCACCAGTATTGCGGAAAAGATCACCACCAATAACACATAAAACGGAACGTCGCTTTTCTCGGTAATCGAAAACATGGCTCAATCCTCCGTTGATTGACAAGGGACACAATATTTCCATTCAACAAGATCCCTCTTCCACTTTGCCGGCGATATCGGCCTTGTCTGGTATTTACCTTCCGCTGTCATTCCAACAAATATGGCCCTCACTCCGATTGTTTCGATGTCTTTGGGAAAGTCGCTCACAAAGACAAGATCACCTGGCTTCATGGCTGAACCTCCGCCCGCAAAAAATGTGACCGAGTTGTAGCCTGAGCCGCCGCGATCTCGTCGCGATGGAATACCATCATGATGCAGGCTGTTGCGAGGCAGGCTATGATGAAAAAGCAAAAGGCGTTTGAGTTGTGCATGGCTATTCTCCTCCCGGCAGGGTTTCGCGGAGTGCTGCGATTGCGGCAACAATTACATCCATCTCCCTGGCGAGCATGTGTAGGCCTGGATATGTTCTTGACTCCATCAGGTCTAAATTGTGTTTAGTGTCAGTCCCAACCAACCCAGCCAAAGCCGCCCACACCTGCTGATAGTCGCTGTGCAGCTTGACAATGGCATTCTCGACACTGGCGAATGATGCGTGTGTTGTTTGCATCCAATCCTCCTTTACCTAGCAGTCGTAATTGCTAAAACATCCATGGCAAAGGCCGTGGGCCTTCCGTGGATGATCCTTTCTAACCCATAGTTCTTTTTTGAGAAACCTTCCGCAGTCGTTACACTTTTTGTGGAACTCTACGCCTTTAGCTGCTTCTCGCTTCTCGCCTGTGCATCCGCAGATGATTGAATCGTGCTTTTGGCAATGCTCGTTTTCTATGTTCATGGTTTCCTCCGCAGATGCGTGCATCATGTTGCCATGCTTTTACGCAGCATCTCTTTAATTTCTGCCTGAACCATGGCGGTTATTTTCTCACGGGCCTTGTATGTCGATGATCCTATAACGTCAGCGACCATTTCCCTGACCATTGTCATCGTTGATTTTTCGAAATTCTTGGTTACTCCGCCAGCGATCCTCTCGATCTTTTTATAGAGGACCTCGTCAATCTTCTGTCTGATTATTTCATCAGATATCTCTGCAATTGCCCTGTTCACTTTTGCATCCATGGCCAGCGCAAAGGCCGTGTCGTCAATCTCGATAGTCAGTTTCATTTTCCCCTCCCTTTCTCTATTTGTATTTGTCTTTTTCCCCGTTCCTTCGGATTCTTCCTCAGATCACCACCCCGAGCTTCGAAAGCGGCAAAAACCTTTTCTCGTAAATCTTTACGATCCGAAAGCAACCATACCTCTAAAGAAACACCAGACACCTCCGCCAATCTCGCGGCCTTTTCCCTTGAGGGATACCGCCGACCGTTGAGAATATTAGAAAGAGTTGTTGCTTTCTGCCCTAGCCATTCTGCTATTTGGTACTGATGCGTTGTTTTCATATTGAATATATATTCCGGCTGACAATTAAATGCAATGTTTTTTTGCCGCCCCCTTTCTTTTATTTTCAATGAGAATATAATACTAAAATGAGGGGGAAATATTATGACAATAGATAAATATTTTGCGGACAAAATGCGGGAAATCGTATGGTCAAAGGGATGGGGATATCAAGCTGAGCTTGCGGATAAGCTCGGGGTCGGCAGGGCAACATTAAACAATCGACTGAAGGGCCGGAGGCGGACCACGGAGGATCAGCGACGGGATATGTGCCAGGCTGTCGGCATCAATTACGACGCGATGGTTAGGCGATATAATATCGAGAATCGGACCAATGGGGAAAAGTGTGTCCGGCTGATGTTTGAGGGAATTTTTACTTGAAAAATTATTGACAATTTTGTCCGGTTTGATATTCTGGAGGGAGAAAACGGCTTTCGCGGGCTCAAGTAAATTATTCAAAAATCCCCAGTTCGGCAGGTATCTTTCTCCCCGCGAAGGCCAAGATACTTTGTTGTTCTGGGGATTTTTTGTGGTGGTGCGCCATGCCAAGGGAAAAACTTACACAGGCCTTGAAGAGGATGGTTGAGATTCGGGGAGGGATAAAATGAGTGAGTTATTGCCATGCCCGTTTTGCGGGCACAAAAAGCCAAGATATGTCTCAGTGGCGATAAAGCATGAAAGGGATGTGTTCCACAGAATAAAATGCGACAAATGCGGAGCCTATGGCCCACACATGCTATTAAAAGAAGAGGCCCCTGAAGAGTGGAATAAACGCGCAGACGGCTGGCAACCGATCGAAACAGCGCCGAAAGACAAAACTGAAGTTGACCTGTGGGTAGACGGCGCGCGCCTGCCAGATTGCTTTTACGATGACGATGGATGGAGGTTGGAAATGAACATATCTGAAGTATTGTGCGACGCCTGCGCGAATTTGCCGGACGGCTATGCGGTAATATTGAGGATGGAGAAAGGTGCCGCCACTGTCGAACTTGAAACGCCAGACGGTATTCAAAACGTACCGGAGCGCGAGGCCATTTCTAAATGGATTAAAGAGGCTGTTTCTCAGGCAGAACTCGATAGCCAAGAAGAATAGTGGGAGCAGGGCGTCCGGGATCTGCGGGGCGCTGCTTTGAAGATGATGGTTGAGATTCGGGGAGGGTTGGAATGGAAATAATAAAGCCGAACAACAATAATCACGCCGATGAGCTTCAAAAAGATGATGATTTTTTCAAACTATCCCATGGAATGGGTGAAGTTGAACACACGTTGTGTGGGGTAGCACCCGAAGAGTGGGGGTATGATGACTACCAAAAAAGGAAGAGGATCACGTGCCCGAAATGCCTGGACCTGATAAGGCTGTGTAGGGAATATAAATTATAATTTGCAAAACCTTGACCACAGTAGTCAAAAATCGTATTCAATTTTGTAAACCATTGTAATAATTCTGTAATTAGACCCACGGGACTTAAAATCCCGCTGCAGAAATGCAATGTCGGTTCGATCCCGACCTCAGGCACCAAAGAAAACAGGCGGTTGGGAGTGAAAACCTAACCGCCTTTGATTTTTTCGATTTGACTACATTTGACTACGGTGGATTGATTGATAGTAATTTCTTATCAATCACGGGATAACCTTGATAGTCAGCGTCCCGGTGATCGGCTCAACCTTCGCTGCGACATAGGCATCTATGGCTGTAGCGGACGGCCCGCTCTCATCCTCCGCCGAATATGCAGTGAGATGATAAGTGTGGCTCCGCTTATCAGTTTGCCTCGGGACTGTCGCTGTTCTGTCGGTTGCTGCAATGCTGACAGGTTCAAGTATGGTGCCATCTCGGTAAAGTCTAAAACCGACTATTTGCGCCTGCGCTTCGGCTGGATATCCCCATTCAAACTCCAAGGATCCGGCAAAGGCGGAACCACACAAAAAGGAAAGCATCATCGCTAGAATTGCTATTTTCATAGGTCATTGCCTCCACGGATACGTAATCTCTGTTTTGGTGTGTAAAGTTCCAAAGTCTGACGATTGATCGTATAGCCCGATATGCGGGTGCAACTCGACATCAAACGCGTGGCTGAATGTTGTGGTGTTCTGTGCCGCCTCGTTGGTGTTTAAATAAACATTGAGTCCGTCTGTTGTTATAGTGGCTCCGGCCGGGGTGTTTACTTTTATACCCACACCAATATTGCCATGAATCTCATCGTGCCACTGCAAATCATAATGTCCTGCGGCGATCTCCTTGATGATTGGGACAAAAGCCACCCTATCCCAAAACATATAATCTACCGCTCCCGACGTTGAGTCATCATCGTTTATGTAAAAATTATTCGTTGGCATCGTTATGGTGCCTAGGTCGGCAGTATAACGAGCTGCCACCCCCCCCTGTGGCACAACAAAAGGCGTATACGTGATGCCATCGAGAGAGTATTGATAGGTGGCGCTTCCTGCTGACGATTGCTTTACCACAGCATACACACGGTACTGGTTGCCTGGGATTATGGCTGGGCAACTAACCATTAGCGGCTGGACAGTTTCCCCGTTATCACGGTAAACAAGTGTATATTGGTGTATCCCCAGGGAGGTATATCCGGTATATGTGTCCCACCGTCCATCGTTTTGAGTTAATGTGTCACTGGCAGGTGTTTTTATTTGATCTGTTGAGTTGTCCGCGTTTTTTTCAACCTCAACATAAAACGGCACCACGTCTATGTTAGCCCAAATATCTTTTATTGTTGAGCTTGCATCGCCATTAGACGCCGTCCCGGTTATCTGTAGTTTGTCGGAGTCATCCCATGTCGCGAATGTCACAGTATATGCCACCTCTCCATCGCTACTGGCCGCATTGTTTGTCAGAGACGTTGTGGCTCCGTTCTGGACGCTGGCGCTTGACACTGTACCGTAGGTATAATCGGTTGCCCCGTTATTATAATTAAGTGTAAACTCTAGGTTGGAGGTGTAGTCCGCGCCCCAGCTTACTTGGCTGCTTTTCGGCAAAGCAAAAAGCGGAGAATAAATCCATGTAGTGTATTGCGGCAAGGTTGTTAAACCAGAAGACGCGTTTTGCCTCACCAAAAAATAAGGTTCTGAAACCAGAGAAGAAGAAATACCTGCTCGCTGTCCATATGCGTTTGTTAGATACTGCGCTGCCTGCTGGACAGTAGCGGTTTTTACAATCTCCTCGCCCTCTGACCACTCAGAGGATGCAAAACTAGTGATACTGGCATCTGATGCCGAATCTGATGTGTAATACATTGTGGTTAGATACCGAGAAAATCCTGGTTTTGTTGGATTACCCTGAAACCCACCGCCAAGATTAAAATTTAATTGGTACTCAAACGCCCAATCCCCAGTAACAGCATTAACACCATAGGGCAGGTCAGTAAAAATAGTTCCGAGTGATACTGTTTCGCCGGTAAAACTCCAGTTGACCCAAGGGTAAGTATCCGTGAGCCCAAACAATGGTTGATTAACTTGATTCGGAAACGTTTTAACGGAGCCGCTCTCATCTGTGCCTGTCCATACACTCGGCAGGGTACTGTTTATCATTTGTGGGAACTGGTATTGATTCGTAACATAGTTTCCACTAATATTCTCCACTACCGCTTCGCTTTTAAAATAAGGAAGCCCAGCGTAAAATGTCCATATCTCTGTCAAGTTGCTGGCTAACGAGTTCGCCAGCGTGGATGTAATAACTATCTCAGTTGCGGTCTGTGACGTAACTACTACTGTGGCTAAATTACTGAATCCAGTGTACCTATTGGAGGTCGCGTCACCAACCCCCTCAAGATATCCGAGGCCATAGTTCAATGATGCCCCGGCATATACTAAGTTTTGTGACCATGACAAGTCTTCTTTTTTAACATAAAGCTCTCTTACCAGTCCTGACCCAAATTGCCCGCCCTTTAGCAATACCGCTTTATAATAATCATTCTCTATTGTGTAATTGTTGGTGTTATCCTCCAATATTAATGTTTGGGCAGGACTTACATTCTGCACTCCTGCAACCCTGGCAGGACTATCTATCCCTAGTATTGACTGAATATCCTTACCGAATATTGTTAATCCAACGCTTACTGACGGAGCAATGAGCAACAACAGAACTGCTAAAAATATTTGTTTCATCATGCTACCTCCACCCATACATTAGAAGGATTAAATAATATGGTGTTTGCGTCAGTCGGATAGCCAATCAATCTGACAAATTTCCCGGTCCCTGGAGCCGTCTGGGTTAAACCTCCTGCCGTTTCGGATAAAAATATCGGCAATCCGACAGAAAAGCCGTGGCCTGCAACGGTCACCATACCTCCACGACTGAATACTCCAGAACCGCCTTCTGATATGTTTGCTGTAGACATAAGCAGTAAAGGTTTTGTCGTCGCCTCAGTATCTGCGTCGGCGAGGATAACAGTGCCGTCTGTGTGGAGGTAGCCGACTGAGCCAGCACTGAATGCATTTGCTGCGGCTGCGGAGAGGGTGAGGTTATTTAGTGTGTTCGGGTCAACAAATGACGGAGCGCCTCCAGTCCCGCTTGACTTTAGGAGATGTCCTGTGGTTCCTATATTTAGCTCTTTTATGCCTCCACCAGAGCCGTCTGTGTAAAACAATTTCCATGCTCCAGGGACCCCTTTTCCTGTGACACCGAGGACCGACTCTTCAATAAAATACATTCCTGCCGTGCCAACGATCCCAAGGGAGGGTTGTGCGTTGTCCAGCAGATCTTTGTCTCCGTCAACAAATGGCCCCTCTACAAGTATGTCTTGTTTTCCTGTTAAATCTTGATCCCCAGTATTGCTTCCACTGGTGTCGGCAAGCCGAGCGCTGGAGGCTGGGTCAAAACTCACTTTGGCAGTATTTGCTGTTATTGCATCAAGAATTGCTTGTTCAATACTGAGAGTAACAGAACTGGTTGAACCACCACCATCCAAGCCTGTCCCAGCCGTTACTGTGGTGATACCGCTTCCGGCTTCCCCGGTTTGGTCGTCACCGACAACAAGATTACCGGAGGCATCAAAGACGAGAATACGCCCTGCTGCCTTGCCCGTGGTATCAACATCAGTCAGATCATTTATGGCAGTAGCACCACCACTCCCGCCGAGTGCATCAATGGCCTGCTTTACTCTCAGCGGAGACATAGACCTGACGGCTGTTTCTGTTCCGGCCTCCATCTCAGCTTGACTTGCTGCGGGCAAAGCATCCTGCTTGCCATTCCACGTTGATTTTTCAGTATCTGTTACCAAGCGGTGCGTCGCATCTGCCGACAGATCAGCTAGTGCAGTTGGCAGAGTTTGATCACCTGTGTTGGTGCCTGACGTGTTGCCGAGTAATGTCTTTTCGGCGTCAGTGAGGACATTGGTATCCGCATTTCCCTCGTATGCCGTTTTAATTTCGGTAGCGATTGCCGAAGGGATGTGCTGCAAGGCAACTTTTTTACTGCTCCCAGCTGCATCATCAGCGGTGTCAGAAACATCGACAACATGGATAACGTCAAGCTTGTTGGGAGTAGTCAGTGCTGTCTGGTCTGTTAATTTTGCCATATCGTTATCCTATTGGAAATCATAAGTTGTGCCATTCTGGAAGGTGTAGGCAGATGAGTCTTGGAAGGTGAATGGAATAGCTGGATAATATCTTCCGAGGTAGTTCTGTATCTGCGCTGCCTTTGCCGATTTATTAGCATCGTAAATAATAACTCCACCCCTCGTCGGGTGAAACCCAATCCAGGCGAAATCGACATTAAGCAGCGCATACCATTCAGCGCCAGACCGGACGAAAGGGGCCATGGCGTTTTCTGGGTCGAACATAATCCCGCCGCCCATGTCCGAATCGGCCTGCAAAGTGACAGCATTCGAGGGGAATGGCCAGGTCGCTTCAGCGAGATTTTCAATAGTTCCGGTTGTCAGGGTTATGCTCAATAAGCCGATATTATCTTGCAAATCGTTGGCGATCAAAAAAGCAGCGACTATGCCGTCTTGCGGTAGTCGAACCCCCGAAAACAGCATTATCCTGTGAGCTAAGTTCATAGTTGCTCCTAGAGGATATTAAGGATTACCTTGCCTTTTTTGCCGTTCCCGACCACCGTAAGCGCAACCTTCAGTCCGCCAGAGAAGCAAAGTGGAGTTTCACCCGGTTCCATCGCCCACCCGCTTGCGCTCAATGTCGCCGAGGGGAAGCCGGGAAGTGCGGTATCATCCACTGTTTTGACCGTTGTGATTACCGATGTCGGCGTGTCTGTTCCGTCAAAAACCACTTCTACAGATTCAAGATGCCCTGATATGCCCGCAATCTGCAGATCCGGCACGGAGGCGTCCGCCGCGTCCGATGTGAAGGGAATTGACATGCCCTGCGGTCTGTTTAGCGTCCCGTTTAGGTAGCCGCTTACTTCACTGCTTGCCGCCCATGATCCAGCCATTTCTTACCTCGCTGTTGTTATTTATTTTTTATAGCATCAAGGATGTCTTTAAAGTTTCTTTCCTGTGCGCTTTTTATGTCTCTGATCTCTGCCTCGAGGTCGCCGAACCGCTTCTCACCACCGGATAATTTCTCCGCAAGGAGTTCATGGCATTTTGCCTGCAGTTCAATACACGCTGGCTTAGAAATGAACCTTGGTTCCCCGTCAGCTCGGGTGAAGCTGGCCATCATACTCTTGAGAGCGTGTTCAAGTTCCTCTGCCTTTTTCTCGGTCTTGTCAATCCGCTCATGGCTCCGAGCAAGTCCGGATTCTACTCGTTCGATTTTTTTACCCCAGCCAATTAAGGATATTGCTCCACCGACCATCGCCCCGATGATTGCCGCAATGCTTGAGACAACCCCTACGTTTCCAGTATCCGGCATTCGCTCCGTTCCTTTCCGGCAAACTGCCGGGAATGTAATATCAACAGCTTTCCCATCCACAGGCCAGGCATATTCCTGCGCCTGGCTCCAATCTGGCCCCGCAATCAGGGCATCTCATGGTATCCACCCCAGGCACAGGCCGGCGATGATTGACAGTATCAGGATTATAATTGCGATTTCAAAAAGCGGTGAATCAGTCGCCCCCTCATCTCCTTTTATGGTAAACCGAGGGGGAGGCCCGGGTGTCCGGGACTTTTCTTGCACTTTCATTTGCCGATCTTCCGGGAGGTGACCGTGGCGATAATATTGTTCATCCACAGAAGCAGCGCCGCGACACCGCCAGATATCATGATCAGTGTGTCGTCATCGATTGCCGGGATGTCGATGTCAAAGGCTTTTAGGGCAGCGAGGAATAGGGAGAGGATGATCGCGATTTTGTTCGCGGTGATCCCGGTGGTTTTGAGTTCCGCCGCGTTTGATACGATCTCGCCCTTGTTGAGCGCTTCCATTACCGTTGTATCTTCGCCCTGTCGCATTTTTTAACCCCGCTCATCTGTGAATAATGTTTGCATGTTAATTGTGGCTCTTTCCCTTGGTAGTCGTAGGCAAAACAAAATGGCTCGTCGCATGTCGCATACCGGTCCTTGACCATTCGGTAAGGCCGTTCATTCATGTTATCGTCTGCAATTACCCGTTCAATCATCAGGGTTTTCGTCTCCGGCTGGCCATCCGCATTCGGGGCAGTGCTGTCGGCCATGGTATTGGCAGCCGCAGCGGGCGCAGGTTATCACTTCAAATCGCCGTCAAAGTAAAACGTTACCTGTTTCGATTTGTTGCCGTAAGGAGCATGCAGGTAGACGCCACCATGGGCCGTCCCGGTGTCCGCAGACCCCTCACCATTGGGTCCGATCCCCGGTTTGAAGACAAAACCGTCACTCTCTCGGTAATTATGCGAAGTGTCTTTGACAAAAACCGTGTGACCATCAGAGAAGACAACCTTGATCAGCTTGCCAAACTCAGGCCCCTTGTGAGGGATGCGCCATGCCTCGCGTCCGCCGTTTCTTTGGCCATAGCTGGTATATGTCGCCTTGTTCTTATACTCGCCCGGGTTTGGCTCAGTCGGTGGAACTGGCTCAACTTTGCCCGGGTCAACCGTATCCGTCAGGTCTTCACCAGGAGCAAGCTTGGCCTCGTTATAGATGGTTGTGGTTTGGCTGTTGTCGGTCTGGTTCTCAGAATCCTTCTTAGAAAGGTCAGGCTTGTACTCTGCAAGAGAATCCTTGATCCCCTGCAGTGCGGCCTGTGCGCCTTCCATTGCTGCCGCAAGGTTGATCCTGCCGTCCGCCACCTGGTCGGTACCCGTGGTATTTGTCGCCCCGCTGGCGTCTGTCTTCATCGCCACATCGGAGCCGTTGTCTGCGTTCTGTTCAAACGTGATATCTGTCAATCTGATATTTGCTGAGCACCCGTTGAGAGCAAAAACCGCAATCACCGCAGCCGCCCAGAAGCACATTCCGCCGATAACGCCATAAATTCGCCTTTCCATAATGTCTCCTATGATACTGTCAAGAAGTTGTACAGTGCCGAGGCAAGGATGATGATCATAACAATCAATCCTATGTTTGTTTTCCACTCATTGCTCATTGTCGGCCTCCGCTATGTCGTTGTGTATCCGATGCATCTAACATACTATATGATGCACACTTTGTTAATCAGATTTCCATTCTGTTAATAATTATTGGATGCTCCCGCTAAATGATTTCGGCACGCTTACCCGCCAAGGCTCCGGCCCCGGTTCAATAACCACATACGGCGATGTCGTCCCGACCGTCAGTTCGTCAATCCACATCGTTTGCGCGATAGGCGACCCGTCTCCTATCCAGGGAGAGAAAACAAACTGCGCCCACTTCTTCGTTGCGTCCTGCCCGGTGCGATACATCACGTCCGTGTGATTCAGGACCTGCACGCCATCAACCCACTCGCGCATAATGCCGTCGCTCTGGCCGATGCCGCCGTCGATGGTGTTCATCTGTAGATAGACTTCGACATGATGCCAGGAGTTTGTGGATACCGAGGCGTTCGATGCCTTCCATACGTTCGCGCTGTAATACGGATTATCTGCGTAGCAGATACCAGCAGCGCCATCAGGCACAGGCGTGTTGCAGTAGGCCACGCTCCGGTTTTCCGTGATTGCCGACAGATCAAGCGGAGGTGTACCGCTGGCCGTGTTTACCCTTTTCTCGTCCTGAATGGCCATGGCTGGACGGATGGTATACGGCGATCCGAGGTCACTGTTGAATTCGATATACGTGTTGAGGTAATTGTTCGCCAGAGGTGCGTATTCTTCGTCTAGATCCGAGGGAATGGTGATCATGTGCGGATGATAGGTTTGCTGCGACCCCCGCCAGCCGGTCTGAAGTTTCACGTAAAAAGAGACATAGAGACGGTCGGCAGGATCGAACAACCGTCTCATCGATCCACCGTTCGTCGGCTGTGCTTCGCCCTGCGCCCAGGACCATTGCAGGCAGTTGCCAGAATAGCCGCCTGTTGCTATCGTTCCGTGATTGGTGTTGTCGTACCAGTTCCGCAGGCCGAAAGAATTGTCCTCGAATGATTCATTGATACTTGTTACCGCCGGCAAGGTTTCAGGTGTGTAATTCACCGTGATTGAGTCGTATCCCCAGTTGTTTGCGAGATCATAGCATCCGACATAGAGAGTATTCGACCCCGACGAAAACGAATTGGCATTCCCTGACCATGATGTAGTCCCCACCATGGAGGTTCCATTAAGCGCATCAGGTTGTGATCCGAGCCGCCATTTGCAGCCGACAACGCCGACCCCATCCGATGCAGTCCCGGAGACGAGCAAGGGTACTGCTGTGATGTTTGACGGATCCGTTGTGGAGATTGCCACCACCGGCGCCGTTGAATCGTTTGTCCCGCCGCTGAGATAATAAACCGAACTGACCTCTTGCCGGTTGTTTGTGACCCGCATTCGGTAATTGGTTCCGGTCAGGCCAGACAGGTCGAGTTTTATCTGGGATGATGTGTCGCCGAGGGCAACTGGCTCCTGATATTTCCAGGTTATTCCGTCACCAGAAACCTCTATAATCGATGATGGCCGGATCCTGCTCGAGCTTACCGCTAAATTATCGTAATAAACATTTTCCGAGAAAGCGGAAGAAGTACCACCGTAATTGATCAAGCCGACGAGCAGCCATGTCAGGTCCGCCGTGGTCATCGTTGATCCGGTGAGCATCAGCGTATTATCGATGTACAGCTCGTAAATCCGTGACGGACTCGCTTTCCAGTGCAGTTCGACAGCGTACCATCTCCCGGATTGCAAGCCTCCGCCCGGAGCATCGACATAGTGAGCCGTGTTGCTGCCGCCGATCTGCCAGGTTGCCATGAACGTGCTGTTGCCGATGGTGTCTAGATAGTACTGCCCTGCCGACCCCTGGCTATCGATAATTTTCTGATACTCGGACGGCCATGTCCCGCCAAGGATATCCATGCGGACATATTTCCTGATCCAAATATCGCCGGTTTCGGCACCGCCACCACCGGGAAAATAGATCAAGCTGGCAGGTCCGTTCGGTCCTTCCCAGGCACCTTGCCCGCGAGCCTTCAGGGATTTGTTGCCGCTCAGTTTGACAGATGAATCGTAAACCGGATCAATCACATTGCCGCCACCCATATAATAGCCGTCAGCGGTCACCGTGGAGCCTTCAAACCCGTAGGCCGACCCGGATGTAAATCTGGATTGCCAGCCGGATTTGTCCTCATCCATCATGTTGCTGCCGGTGATGGTCAGCGTCGCCCCGGTCGAGACGGTACCGGACACCAAAGAGATGGTCGGAGTTGTGGCGTGCGCTGCCCCTGCGGTCAGGAATATGAGTGCTATTATGAGCCGTCTCATTACAGAGCCTTGAAGGTCAGAAAAATTGAAACATAGCTATCAGCCGAATCCACCGTTGCAAAATTTCCGCCCGGATATGCCCCGGTTGCCGATACGGTTTTGTCAAACAAGCTGAACTGCACCCCGCTGGCGGCTGTCCGTCGCGTGTAGCCGTTCTGCGCGGTGTATGCGTGCGTGACATCCCATGATAGTTCGAAAGCAACTAGAAGTTCGTCAGCCTGCGCTGTGGTCGCGGTGTCCACCGCTGTACGGTTCACAGTCGCGCCTGTCAGTTCATCACAGTCAGCCACATTGCAGCTTGATTTGTCGAGCGGCGTTGTTGTCGCAACTCCCGAGTAAGCAGCGGCAATTATTCCCCTTGAGGGTAAACTTTCGTTGAACGTTGCTGTGCATGTGCCTGTGTAGGCTACGGCATTCGCCAATGACCACACCTGAACTTTGAACTCGTCGCCGCCGATGGAAACTGTCTTTTTTAGCGAAAGGGTGTTTGATCCACAGGTCACCCCGGTGATATCATAGGTCACTCCGGTGTAGGCGTGGACTCCCGCCACTATCAGCCCATCTTCAGGCACCACAAGGCTTGTGGATGTGGATAAAGATGTGGCCCCTGTATCGCCCAGGCCAACCGCTATGCTTTCAAACTCCGGCCCGCTCGTCGGGGTGTCTGCGGTATAAACTCCCTCAAATACCGTGGTCCCGCCAGCCTCGCGGACCTTGATCTTATGGTCAGTCGTGTTGTACCAGACATAGCCAGCTGACGGTGATGCTGGGTCAGTCGATACCGATTCAACCCCGCCGCCGGATCCGGTCGGGAGATCATAAATTCCCGGAGTGCCGCCGCCGTTTGTCCCAAAGTATTTGGAGTTGCCAGCCGCGCTCATGCCAGCCGCAATGGCCAGGTCGGTGTCATACCCCTGAATCAATATTCCGAGGTCCGCAGCTTCGAGGAAATAGTTGTCCCAATCGACACCGTCAGCCTCGCGAAGCCTGTCGCCATACCACGAGATCCGACCAGATGTCGGCGTGTAGGTTATCGGTACCGTGTTGGTGATATCGAGGCCGTGGGTACCGTCTGCGCCGCTTGAGACATAAGAGGGAGCTGATACGGCCCCGCTGACCGTGAGCGCATTTGTGGTCTTGTTGAACAGGAGGCCAGAATCGCCGCCGAAAACGTCAGAGTCGTTGAACTGTATCTGCGTGTCGGTTCCGCCAGGCGTCCCGGTTCCGCCACCCTCGGGAAGCTCGAAAAGTATGGACTCAAAACCTGCCTGCGTCTTGATTTTGTTCAGGGTGTAGGTTGCAATATTATCGGTGCTGGTCCGCATCGTTGTCAGTGATGGGTAGCTCTCGATCAGGAAATAGTCTCCGGCAACGAGCGTGGTTTTTGCGCTCTTTTCATTGATTCTGAATGTCGAGCCTGCGCCCACCATTGGTAGATCACGCGGAGAAAAAGTATCGTATGGCTCGGGGCCTGGATCGGGATACGCTTTGCCAGGTTGCTCTTTGACATCAACCGGGCCTGCGTTGTCAACCTGCGCGGTTTTTGTCGAGCAGCTGGCCAGCGCCAGGAGAAGAAAAAGCGGAAGTAGTTTTTTCATCAGATCGCCTTTATAAGCCAGAATATTGTCAATGAGTTCGGTTGAATATTCGTCACCGATGGGCCGTCTGTCCCGCCGTGATCATGCGGGACGCCGCCGGCAACCAAACCAACAGCTGGCGCACCTTCCCCAGGCTGGGCATCGTTTGTCTGGTGGATATGCGACGAAGTGTTGCTGCCCACCTTTTCTCCTGCGGTGTCATTGCCAACCAGATAAACGTCGGTTGTTCCGTTTGGAAGCCTTCTTCCCGCACCGTCGAAAATCGCTGACCCCGAAAGGTTAAGAAGCCCACCGTCCATTACATAAAAGCCAAGGGGATTGAAAAGGGCGTTGACCCCTGCAACCGTATTCGGAAGCACCGCAACAAATCCAGTATTATTAGATGCGGTGAAATACCCAGGGCAGAATCCTATGATCGATCCTACCGGCATGTCGTTTGTGATGACCCGCTGAAGAATCCACCGATAATCACCAGCGTTGGTAACAGGAGCGACAACGTGTACGCCGTCTGCGACCAGTCCGCTGTCCGCGTCACCTTCGTAAATCGATAAAGATCCGCCATCCGTGACAATCGCAACAGCGCCATCTGTCAACGTTGCGCCGTCTTCGAAGTCCATAGCGTCCAAGACGCCGCCGGTTGCTTGCTTAAATTTCCAGCCCTGAAAAGTTGTTGCCATCTATACCACCTCTTTAAATGCAACCTGTAGACTCGATCGAGTCCTGTGATAGTGTGATCCTGTCGGCATTCCCACAAACCTGCCGTAAAGCACCCATTCGTTGACCATTTTGTCAGTGAGAGATATCATCATCGGCCGGCGGCCAAACCGTTTCGCAATGTTCCGCATAAAGAGATAAAAATAGCCGTCCCGCTCCATGTCGATCAGCGCCGAAAACGTCCGCAACCTCGGACGGTCAAGCGACCATTCGGCGCCGTTTGACAGTTCCCGGTAAATAGATTTGTCGTCGAGACCTTCCTCAAAACCAGCTTTCGGGTCTGGGAATGAAAATACTTGCCCGACAACCAGCACACCGGCCTTGAGCCAGAATGGGTTTGTGTTGGATTTCAAAAGTGTAATTGTGATCTCTACAGGTGATTCAATTTCAGCAAAATCGACCCATAGCTGCGCCTCGACATCTTTTGAGTACCGTATAAGCTGTTCCGATATTGCAACTGTCCCAGCATCTCCACCCCAGTTGATGTTTTGCCAATTGACGTTCTGCCAGGATATTCCGGATCTGCCGGAAACCTCAACATGCACGGTTTCAGCAACAATCCCGACAAGGCCAAATCCGCCAGTTATCCCTCTTGTTTTCACCGTAAGCGTTGCGGCAGTGACGCCAGAGTTCGCGGCTTTCCATCCTTTTATGATAGAGTCGTTGAGCAAATTGGATGCAGGAAAATTCGTTGCTTCTGATGTGGCCGAAATTTCTGTTATGGAATTTCTGACAATTATTTTCATGCGGCTGTAATGGCCCCCTCGCCGATAACGATGCACTGCTCGCCGTCCCAATCGTAGACCTGTTCAGCAACCCGACCCCATACGTTCGAGGGCACCGGCATGCTCTCATCAAGCAGTTCTATTTTCTGGCCGAATTTCGGCACGCCGGAGAGCGGTTTTGTCAACTGAATTTGCATTCGCTCCATGATGGTTTTGATATTAGTCAATGCTGGCCGGATAAGTGCTCGCGTGGTTTGACATGCCGGTGAGATGTCTAATGTCTCGCCGTATGAATGGCTCCCGGCAACGACAACCTCCCACTCGGGCTGCGCGATACTGAATTTTCTCACCTCGCCAGCCGTCCAATCGTCCTCGGTTATTTCTTCCTTGATCGTCCGCCATGTGCTTGTCTCGAGATCATAGCCTTGCACTTTCCACTCTGTCGGCATTCTGGCAAAGTTCAGAGTCGGAGCCCGGAAAGTGTATCCAATGATTTTGATCTTGCCGCCATAGCTGGCCTGCACGTACAGGTTTTCTGAGGGAGCAATTGTTGATACCCACAACGTATTATTGTCGTTGTCATTGAGGTTCGCCGGTACGTTTGCGCCTGACGTGCTGGACGCCGTAAATGTCGCCGTCCCGGAAACGTCCGAGCCGTCCACTTTTGTTCTCAGTTCAATCTCAGCGATCGCACAAACTGTTGCGCCCTGGTTCGCCGTGAGAACCCATCGGTATTGCCAGATTTCGGCCTGAACTTTCGCGGTTATTCTTTTGATAGGAGCGGGCGCCGGATACGAGCTGGGGAAAATATCAAACTCGGTCAATTCAAGCACTGGCCCGTTGTCGAGCAAACAGTCAATCAGGTACAGAGTGCCGTTTTCGATGGGGGCCCGGTGGCTGAAAAACTCCGCCATCACAGAGAGATTGTCAGTCAAAAGCCGTTCACCGTCCGCTGTGTAATCCACCACTGGAGATACCGCCCGGGCATAAGTGTAATCAAACGCCAGCCCAAGGGTAATGCAGGCTGCGGCGAAAACCTCCTGCAGCGTCCCGGTGTATTTCGCATCCGTCACCCGAGTTTCAATCTGCGGGCCGTAAATGTCATATTTCACGCTGTCGCGCGACGGTGCGCGGAGGTGCGCGGTACCCTCAACAATCAGTTCAATCGTTGATGGGTTTTGAATGATCCCCAAAGCCGCGCCATCGTCAACGAGTATGGCCGTTCCATCTGTCGGGGAGTCTCCACCCTCGTCAACCAGTGCGCTGCCGGGATACGAGACGACAGATGATGTTCCGGGTGTGCCGATGCTGATTTTTATCGCGCAGGACCGAGGCGGCGGCCAGTTGCCGGGGAGGGTGAAAGGCGTCGGCAGGAGATCGAGTTGGCCATAACTCGCCTCTACGATCCCGCCGTATGGTTTTCTCGTCGCGATCCGCAACTGGCCAAGGCTGGCAATGTAGCCGTCGTAAAATCCTTCAGGCAGGTCGTGATAATCATTACTGAGTAAATGCCAGACACCGTTTATTTTCATCTCAACGAGTAGCATAAGCCGTCCTTTGCGAGAGCTGCCCGCGTCTTGCCTTGTCGGCTACGTGTTGATCGATCCTTGGTATTATCTTTTTTGCAACTGCCTCGCCTTCAACCTCAAGGACTATGGTTATCGGCCCAGATCCACCTGACATTGACGATATCATCTGTTCGATTTTGTCGAGTCGTTTATCCTGCCGCGAAAAGTAATCTGGCCCACCAGGGACAGGCAAAAGCGCCTCTGTTCCATCCTCGCCGATTTCGTGATTGCCAAACCATGTCGCCCTCTTGGTGACAAAACCGTCAGCATGTGCAAAGGTGCTTCCGGTCGACGGCCCGATAACATAGCCCGCGCCGAATGACTTTGCATCAGACGAGATGCCCCCGATCGACGCCCAGGCTCCCGATATTTTATTCGCGGCCTGCTGGGAAATAGACCCCATATCCTGAACCGTGCTGGCCATTATCGCGGTAGAGCTTGCCGCATTCATGGCCGCTGTGCTTAACCCTTCGCCTTCCGCCGATAGATTGCCCGCTGCATCTGCGGTGCCGTTGAGGGTGTCAGAGAGCCACTCCATCGCATCGCGCTCAACATAGGCGATTTCTGCCGCCTTCCCCATGCCCTCCCCTGATACCCCAAGAGCGTTAGCATATTCCTCTGATGCGATAATTGCGTTACGAGTAGCTTCCCCACCAACATGCAATGCCATTTCCCATTGGTGCCCTGCTTCCGCGCTGGCGTTATATTGCAAGGCCAGTGTGCTTGTTGCCGATGTGGCTACCAGCAGGCCGGAGTTGGCATCGTAGAGAGCTTGCTCGTATTGGCTAATGCCGGGGATGGTCTCGACAATGGTGTCCTTGATCGACCGCCAGCCCTCGTAGAATTGCCCGAGATCTCCTGGAGTGATCCCCCTTTTGTCAATCTCGTTCTCGGCTTGTGGGCGCTGGGATTTTTGATATGCCCCCATCGCAACCATAACCGCTGCGGCTATTGGTACCGCGTAGGCTGCTGCGCCTGCCGCTGATGCGCCGTAACTGCTTGCGGATGCGCCCGTGGCCGCTCCCGTGCCTGTCCCTGTTGTTTGGGCCGCGACAGCACCCTTGCCTATAGCAAAGGTTGATTCAGTTGCAACGGTCCCGACGCCGGTTTGTGTAGCCGCATATCCGAGTTTTGCCGCGAACAGTTTGGCAGCCTCGGTGATCGCACCTTTTTCAACGATCCCGAGAGTCACAGCCCCTTTATATGCTGAATACGCGCCCAGGCCAGTTTGGAGCGCACCGACGCCAGCGTTGCCGTCTTTGATGTTTTTTGCACCAGCGTACATGCCATAGGCACCGCCAGCGACCGCCACCGTTCCACCGATGGTTCCCCATCCTGCCGCGCCAGCCGTTCCAACTGAAGGTGTGCCGCTCGGGGATTTGTCGCCTTTACCGATTGCGCCAGTGATGCCCGAGATCATCCCGCCCCAGGCAGAAGTAGCCGCGTTGCCGTCAAACATGTTAAGAAAAGCGTTTTTCACCCCTGACATAATGATCGCCGCGGCCATTTCGGCCAACATGCGTTTGAAAATGTCCAAGATTGAGTCCATGGAAAAATCGAACTCATAAATCATATCGGCCAGGGAGGATTGAATGCTGGCGTAGGCGTTTGACCACTCGGAGACAATTACTGAGGTGGTTTCGCTGGTGTTATTCTCAAGCTCCTTATTTGCTGATTCATCAATGGCCAGTCTGCGCTCTGCGGCACCCTGCCAGCCGTCCACGAAGGTCTGTTGTTGTTTGTTTTGAAACGCCAGCCAGCCAGCGTTATAATCTCTATCGGCCCCTGCTCTTTTTTTGAGTTCGGCCTCGTATACCTGTGTGGCCATTTTGGCCAGCTCAATATTATTTCCGGCTATTTTGAGATTTTCGGCGTAGCGTTTCTTGAGTTCGTAAATCTCTATTTGGGTCTGGGTCTTGCCTTCTTTGGCAAGGGCGTCTGTCAGTTCTTCGGCCAACCGCTTGCGATTTTCAGCTACTGCATCGTAGGCCTTTGCTTCGGCCTTTCCTTGATTGGTAAAAGCTTTATTCGATGCTTTTGCCTGCTCATCATAGGCCTTTACAACTGCGTCAGCCTTTGCCTTTTCGGCATCGATGTAATACTGGTATTCTTGTTCCTTGTGAGATTTTAAGGCAATAGAAAGACCGGTTTCGATAGCCTGTACTCTTTTCGCACTTTCAGCCGCTATCGCTTCACGGCCTACCGCGTACTCACCAGCTATTGCAAGGGCCGCTTCCTGCTGCGCCCTCATCTCTCCTAACTGTTCGCCAATGCCTTTGCTTGATCCTAACAGCCCGCCTATTCCTTTACTGTTGGCGTGGGCCTGCTGCATCCTTATGGCGCCGTCTAGCGCCTTGGTGATAAGATTTATCGAGGCGACTGCAGTTTCATTGTCATATAAATTGTTTTTGAACTCGGTCCATGCCTGAGAAAGCCTATTGACTGCCGCTTGCCCTGATTCAAGCGCTGCTACATTAGCCGCAACGCCATACATCTTGTGCAACTCTTCAGCCATTTTCGGCAGAAGATCAACGGCCAGCAGTTCACCAGCCGCCGACATCTTCATCAGTGCGGCCTGAGAAACCCCCATAGCCCGAGCGGCAATGTTGACTGCGCCAGGAAGAGAATCGCCAAGCTGATTCTTCAACTCTTCCATTTGCACAACGCCTTTCGCGGCCATCTGTGCAAATGCTTTCATTGAAAGCTCTACGCGTTCATTAGACAGTCCGAGGACTGCGGACGCCTCGGACATCGCCTGGAAGAGATCGCGTGTCTTCTGGCCTTCGAGGATGGTGTCTTGCGTCGATGCGGTAAGCTGCCGGTACGAGTCGGCAAGGGCATACATATTCTGGCCGGTTTCCGCTGCGGTTTGCTTCATAAAGGCAAACTCGCTCTCCATTCCCTCGGTGCTGCCGGTTATGGCAACAAAAGACCGCTTGAGAGAATCGACTTTAATTCCGGTATCGAGGACAGCCTTACCGAACTCGTAGACCTGATAAACAGAGAGATAGGCCAGTGCGGTACGTGCTGCGCCGCCGAGCAGAGTCATTGACCCGCTGGCTTGGTGTGTTGATGCTGAAACGCTTTTTATTTGTGCTGCAGATAGGCCGAACTGCTGGCCGAGTTCGCGGATTTCTTTTTCGGTGAGGTTTGCTGCTGTGGCGATGTCTCGGAGGGCGCGTTCTTGGAGCTTTGCCGCTTTCGTTGCCATCATCTTCGATTGAAGAGTGGCGAAAGATCCTGCTGTGATGCCGGTTATTCTCTGCAGGTCTTTAAGATCAACGCCGAGAGAATCAAACTGTTTTGAGGTCTGGTCGGAAGCCCTGCTGAGTGTGCCAAGATTCCCGATAAGCTTATTAATGCCGCCGCTTATCTGTCCCGGCGATAACGCATTATTAAGGGCGTTGCTCATCCCCTTGGCAGATTCTGTGACAATCTGCTTCACTGCGGTTATATCCTTCCGCAGTTGGGTCGAGTCACCCCTAATTTCAACGTATACGCTGGGTATCTTCATTCCGTCCTTCTGAGTTTCGCCACTTCCCGACCTACTAATAACGCATTATTAAGGGCGTTGCTCATCCCCTTGGCAGATTCTGTGACAATCTGCTTCGCTGCGGTTATATCCTTCCGCAGTTGGGTCGAGTCACCCCTAATTTCAACGTATACGCTGGGTATCTTCATTCCGTCCTTCTGAGTTTCGCCACTTCCCGACCTACTAAAATGACCCGATACATTACGGTTGGGTCATCCATTTCTAACTTGTCCATCGCGTGTGAAATCGCGGTAACGTCCAACTCTCCCGACGGTCCTGCTCCTGCCGATCTGTACTGACCTTGGACCATTCGCCAAAGGTTGAACCCTTCCACGTTTTTTTGCATCAAAGGAGGAATGCAGCTTATGCAGTCTGGTTCGATTCCCTTCCTTCGGTTGATCGTCCTGCACGCCTCGCAGCGGATTGGTGTCCCTGTCTCGTCATCGACACCTGACGACGAGACGAACACCAGGCCCGAGACGTGCTCTAGGAGTTTTTTGTCAGTGCCTCTTCCGCCTCCTGCTTGGCTGCAGCGGCTTTATTTATCGAGTCGGCTACGAATACCGCGAACCCTTCAACATGCTCAAGAAAGGCTGATAGCGCCTCGCGTTTCTGCTTCAGTTTGTCGCTGTACGGAATGGGTTTATCATCGTCATCATAGACTTCTGACCACCCGACAATGCCGTCCATGGCCTGCTGAATCCTAAGCTCTTCACCCCGTCCCTGCGCTCCAAGGTCAATCAATCTGCCGAGCGCACCAGGGGTAAGCGGGCAAAACTCAAATTTTGCACCCTCAAACTCTTCAAAAATTGTGAACTTGTTTTTCTTGACTTTCATGCCGTTTTCTCCTTTAGCATGGGAGAGCGGACCGGCAGAGCTAGGAGAAATCACCCAGCCAGCCCGCTCTATTTGGAATTAAACTACTACTGCGGAAAATCTCTTGACCGGGCCTGACCCTGAAAGACTGATTTCAGCCGTTGCCACGCCACCCTTATCCTGGCCGACACCGTATGACGTAACCCGCATTCCAGCGGTCGCGTCCGTCGCGGTGTCGGGGGCATAGTAATAGACAGTTTCGCCGGGAGTGTCGGACCATGAGACGTAGAACTTGATGTCCTGAATAAGATTGCCGGAAATCTGCGCGTCCTCGATGACCTTCTGTCCGGTCGTGTCGGTCGGATCACAAAAACCGCCCATAGATCCGGAAAACTTCAGCATACCGACATCAGACTTGCCCCACTCTGAGCCGAACGAGGTAGTATCAATTTCGCTGGCCTCAATGTTCAGTTTCCATGTTCCCATTTCAGCAACTACAACCTCGTTCACCCCTGAGCCTACTGTCACGCGACCCTGCCTTCCTGATAATGTAGCCATTTTGTTACCTCGTTTTATCCCTGTTTTTGCAGGTTTAGTCTGTACTCGATGATGTATCTGTAAACGTTTTCAACGATCAGAGGCGTTGCAAAGTCCCGCGACATTGGCCCTACTTGGTCATATCCGACAAGCCCTGACAGTTTGCAATCGTCATACAGGGAGAAAACCTTGTCTGCTATTGCGTTCATGGCCACCGGGTCGGTTGCGTATACGCTCAACTCTACGAGCGCCGTGATAAAACTGCTGGTGAACCCGTAGGTTGATGTTTCAGAAGTTATTGTGGATATTACCAGCGGGGCGGAAGTGCCAACAGGTGCTTGCATCGGGTACAGCCTGCCCTCTATTGCTGCGTCAAGCTCCGACCCGGTGAACCTGCTATATACCGCCTCAAAGACCGTTTTCATTTCTGCCTGAAAAGCTCAATTGCCTTACGAATGCCCTTCTCTTTTGCTGGCCTGAGAAACGGATGCGCCGGGACTCTTTTACCAGTCACTTTCCCCCAGGCAATCATCACATGACCGAATTCCACATTGTGCGCGTGATAACCTTTCGCGTCCTTTGCACCACGAGCGAAAACGATGTACCCGCCATCCTCAAATCGTGACTTGCGTTTCTTGATCGACGCTCGGAGATTGCCAGTCTTGTCGGAGAAACCGGTTGACGCCTTCGCCTCTGCAAGCACGAAGTTTGCAACCTCGTTCAAGTTCTGGTCTATCGCCTCAAGAACCTCTGATAGCTGAGCGTCGAATCCGTCCATATTTCTGATAGATACATGCGCTTGAATCATAAGGTTTCCTCTGTGGTGATATCCAACTCCCTGTTCAATTCACCGACATTCACCGCACTTTTTATATCAAAAATCCGCGTTCCAAAAACCAAACGCTGACCAATTGTAATTCCTGGCACGTATCTTGCAAAGAACCTGACAGGCGTTTTCCCGGTTTCCCTTCTGGCCTCTTCAGCCTCTTTTCCGGTCTTCGCCCAAATCTTGCAGCGGATTACCGCTATCTCGATCCAATCCTCTACAACCTCGCCCATGCTGCCGCGCGTCTGCGTTTTCTCTTGGACACTTACAACATGCCTGAGTTCGCCCGCAGCCACCCGGTGAACCATCAGCAGGACTCCTGAACGCGATAGCCATCAAGGAGAGAATCGGCAAAACCTCTACCCATCTCCATGACGGTCAACATTCCCGGACCTGCAACGTGGTTCTCTTTCTGCGCGTACATACTGGCCACTCTGATCAACAGCCATTGTTTTAGAGCAAGAGGGAAATCTGACCGCGCCCAACCAGCTTCGTAGCGGATCCTGACTGCGCCGAAAGTGTTTTTCGTTTCCGGCCATTCTCCTTCAAATACCGGGGAGATCAGGGCAACCAGTGAGTCGGTGTCAACTTCGTAATCTGTTGACTCAGTGAGGGTTTGTTCATCGCCGTCAACATCGATGTATTTCACCGAAACAACATCTGTGACCGGGCCTTGCGGTAATTCAATTTCCCAAGATGGAAAAGCATCAAGAACTACCTCAAGCGTTTTTTCCGCCCAACTTCTACCGGTCAGTGCCTCCCCGTTCTCCCGAGCTGCGCCGATGAGTAAAGCCAGCAGGAGGTCATCAGCGTTGTGGCCAATGACCGCCTGGGCTTTTGCTTCATCGACCGTTGCAGGCTCGATTGTCGGGGGGGTTATAACTTTGACCATCTTAATACTGCAGAAGAGTGGCCTTAATGCCTGTTCCGCCAGTTACGGCGATAACTCCAGCACAGTATTTCTTGATTGCGTTTAAAGGGATTGCTACCTGCGCCCCGGCTGCGATAGAACCGGTGCTGAACCCGCCGCTGATTGTCATCGTGCCGACACCAGGGACCGGAACAGTCGTTGCGCCGTCGCCGTCGATCACGACAGTGAGTGCACCGGCTGTAACGTTATCGAGGATTAAAATCTGGTTCTTGCTCTCATTGAACGTGAACGTGTCAGACGCTCCGAGAGTGACGCGGGTGGTGGTAACCATGCCCGCCGTGAGTGAATTTGCTGTGATTGCCGCCATGGTTATTTACCTTCTTTTTTGTGTTGCTGTTTGGCCGGCTTGGGGTCTGCCTCTGCTTTTGGCTGATCAACATATTTGCCATAACCGGCTTCAACAAGGGCCGCTGCTCTGGCGACTGATACGGACACAATCGCGCCCTGTAAATATGAACCCCATCGGGTCAGTAATCGTATCCGCATCGTGTCCACCTTTAGTCAACTATGAGAGATTCCGCGCCGTACCGTCTCAGGCCGCAGATGTACACGGCAGAGGTCAGGTTTGAGGCGTGAGAAGCGGCGGTCTTGACCGTCAGGCAGTCAAAACCGTTGGCCAGATCAAGGGCTTCGGCAGGCACTTCAAACACGACGATCTTGTGTTTCGCAGCGGCCAAGGTGGTATAGGCAACTCCGGGAGTCTGGGCGACCAGAAGGTCAGACGTTGCAGTATCAGCCACGAGGAAGATCGGCACGTCAACGGCCAGGGCTTTCGACCCGGTTCCGGCTACTGCGGTTGCCTGCTCAAGCGTGATTGCCACGACATCGGCGGTTGCCTGGGTGATGTGGACCATGACGGACACATGCCCGGTTTTCTTCAGGGAGATATAATCCCCGGTGATAGCGCCTCCAGCTTGCGGCTGGATCGCTTCGACGATTGAAAAATTTTCAGCGAGATTCATAATCATTCACCTATTGTGGATTGTCTGTTAATCGCGCTGTGCAAGCGTGACAAAAGGAGACAGGGTATTTGCGCCGTTCAGTGGGGTAATGGGGCCGTCATGCAGCGGCTGACCGTTATTCCGGCAGATGAAGCGGAAGGCGGTTTCGTCGGTCAGGAACTTGACATGAATACTTTCGGCCATCTCGGTACCGCCCTTCTCGATCAGGAGATACTGCGACCAGTCGGCTAAAACGATGTCATAGACAGTTCCAACGGTCGAGCAGAACTCTACCGGGACAATCGGACGGCCAAAGAGTGAGCCGAAAGGAGCGTTTGCAAAAGACCCACCAGGGATGAACACCGGCTGATCACCGACCGTCATCATCGGGAGCTGCGGCAAACAATCCTGGTTTACGAACCAGGCAGCGTTCATGATATTGCCGAAAAACCTGCCAAGCATATCAACGACATTCTGAGCGATGATGGTGTCTGCCAACTGCGTAGAAACCTTTGCAACCGACACGGGAAGATCAGAGTTTTTAATACCGAGGCACTGGCCTACGCCGTTGCCCTGAAAAATCTCATAATCCAACTTGAATGCAAGCTGCTCTTGAAGACACCGTTTGGTGTAGGTTGCCATCGCTACTGCATCTCGAAGCATCCGGTTTGTCACATAGACGAGGCCGTACATATCCTCAACGCGGAGTTCACGTTCGGTCAGTGTTGCCTTGCCAGACGAACCCATGGTTGCCGCTTCTGACTTGCGGAAAACTTGAATGCCGTTACGCTTACCGGTTGAACGGTCACGGTCATCTGCGGCCATATAGGAGAAAGAATCTGCGTTTGCACCGATAGGCTGGCGGGTACAGCGGGAAGAAAAGACGCCGGTTTCAATGGCTGTGGTGATGATGTCTTTCGACTTGTCCGTCTCGACCAGATAACCGCCTTCTTTGTCGATGCCGGTTGAAGCGCCTGCGGCAGCATTGACAACCTGCTGGAAACGGTCGGCTGCTTTGGGAGCATCGCTATTTTTTACGGTCATCGCCATAACATCAAGCATCTGTTCGCCGAGATTCTTGTAAACAGGCTTGTAGCCAACATCGATACGGATATTGTCGGCGAACTGCTTAATGGTCTGGCCTTTCACGCCATCAGCGGCAACGGCAAGGACATCCTCGGTGTATTTGATTTTGTCCTCAAGGTCTTTGATGTCCTGCATCAAAGTATCAAGTTTGGTCTTCTGGTCTTCGGTGAGTTTTTCCCCGGACTGGTCAAGGATCGTCCGGCACTCTGCGGCTTTGGCTGCGCGGTCCTCGCGCAATTTCTGGAGAATAAGCATGGCTTTTTCCTTCTGTGAAGTTGTTTAATGGCGCGACGAGACGGCCTCGATCAAAGAGAGTCTTTTCTCAAACCTCTCTCTATCGTACAGTATTGGCTCAGTTTTTGCAATAGCATTTTCCATGCCAATTTTAACTTTTTCTGGAACATTGTCATATGCTGAAAGATTCCAGTTATTTTCTACCTCTTCTCCGTCGAAAATTCGGTCAACGAAACCGCAGTCAAGCGCTTCCTGTGCCGTCATCCACGTTTCTGCCGCCATCATCTCGGAGATTTCCGTATCCTTTTTCCCGGTCTTTTTGCAGAAGTCGTTGACTATCGAGGCGTCAACCTTTTCCAGAAGACCGGCAGTCGCTTTCATGTCATCAGCGTTACCCATCGCCAAAGTCCACGCTTTGTGGATCATAAAGAAAGAACCTTCCGCCATCTCAACCTCGCTGCAAGATGTGGCTATGTAGGTTGCTGCAGATGCACACACGCCGTCGATGTGGGCTATGACGTTGCCTTTCTGCTTGATAGCTGTTGCAATCGACCTTGCGTCAAATACATCACCCCCAGGGGAATTGATTCTAAGATGGATGGTCTTTGACTCGATAGCAGATAATTCCTTGACGAAATCAGCAGCACTTATCCCGTACCAATCGCCGATGGCGTCATAGAGGTATATAGTGGCCTCATCTTCCGTTTTGCCTTCGACCCTGACAGCTTTAGGGCCGATGTCCTTGTTGTCCTGAAACAACTGCATCAGTCTATTTTTGAGCATCGTTTGCCCCTCCTTTTGCGGGCTGTTGTGTTGATGGGTCTGGCGTAAATAGTTCATCACCGCCCTCTATCGGTCCCATGCCGATGTTGGAGCGGATCTCATTCTTAGTCAACCAACCGGGTTGCTGCATTGAGCCGATAGCCGCCTTGTTGTATTCCGTGATGGTTTTCGTGTCGCCACGGGTAAGCTCGGTTTCATCGAACTCGGCAAAACAGTCAGAGTTGCGGAAAAGTTTAACCTCAAGCTCTTGTTCGATGTCGGTGAAATGATCATTCAGGGTGAACATGACGAACCACCGCGCCATTTGCTCGACACCGCCGCCGAAAGATGAGGTTTTCTCATTCTCTCCGATCATCACTGGGGGGACTCCGAAAAAGCGGGCTATGTCGATGACTGAGAAATTCCGAGACTCGATCAATTGCGCGTCGTCAGGGTTCATGTTCATGGTCTTAACATCACCACCCTCTGTGAGTATCAGCGGGTTATAATGGTTCGCGCTACCTCCATGGCGGTCGGCAAGGTGTTTTCTGAGCCGCTCCTGTGCTTCTTGGTTCAGTTTTGCCGGGTACGTCAGTGCCAGGTTGTTCAGCATCCCGTGTTCAAAGAGCTTTGATGCAGACTCTTCAGAGGAAATTGCCAGTCCAATAGCCTGCGCCCCTGCACGTATTGTGGATAGACCCTGCTTTCCGTCCCATCCGATATTCGGAACGTGGATCATATCGTCCTGATCGATGATATTGATTGTGCCGTCATCCCATGTCACCGAGTAATACAGGCGGTTTTTATCAACGTTCAGTTTTAAGTGCAGGTTGAGTTCCCATGCCTGATATACGGTTACCCGCGCCGGTCTGATGGGATACAGGGCAATAGGACGGCCAGAGGTGGAGCGGACAATCACAGCGAACCCATTGCCATGGAGAACCTTATTACCGGCAAGGGTTTTCCAAAAAGTGCTGGCCGTGATATTGTCGTTCGGTTTCAATCCAAGCATTCTCTTGAAAGGGTGATTCTCGACCTCTACCCTCGCCCTTTTCTCGCCGCGCCGGTATATCTTCACCGGAGCTGATGCAATAGCGCCTGACAGAAGGCGGACACAGGCAAACACGGCAGAGCATTTCATGGCAGAATCGCCATTGACTGACACGCCGCCACCTACCCATCCGCCAACCATGAAGTCTTTCATGAACTTCTCTTCAGCGGGTGACATCTCGTTCTTTATGGTCAGTATCTGGTTTTCCAGTTCCGCAATCTTCGCGGCCTGTTCCTGCTCCCTCTTCTTTCTCTTCCTGAAAAGTATCATCACAACTCCACAAAGCCTTGAGTGGCTTCCAAATCCTCTACGGTTGCTTTTGCCCTGGCCATTGCCATGACTGCCGCTACAATTGGGTCAATCTTACTTGCTACGTTTGATTTTGCCGGGTAGTACAGTTTATTCCGCGCTTCTTTCAACATGACGTTCCCCGCCGCCCAGGTTAAAACAGGATCGCCGTTGTGTAGGAGGTTCCCGGCCAGGTACTGCGCCTCGAATTCCTTCATCGGCTCACTGAGGACAGCCGCTGATTGCGTCATCTCGACAACAGGACAAGAAACCTGCTCTCTGATGGACTGCATGAGGTATTCAGCCTCGCGCGGGTCATAGACAATTTCCTGAACCTGTAATGTTTCGTAGACCTTCAGAAGATCTTCCTCAAGGTAGGCGTAATCGGTCCGGGCCCCTGGAGTGCCGACCAAGTGGCCGTCCATCTGCCATCGCTGATAATGTTCGTTGCCGGGGAGTTCGATTGTGTCTTCTGGGAGGTAATATTTGCCGAATAGATACCAAACGCCGTTGTCATAGATGAGGAACATCATAGCGGTCAGGTCGATCTTTGATGCAAGGTCAATACCGATCCAACACGGACATCCGTCGAAGTTTTCCAGAGCGAGAGATGAGTCAGCGTTTGAATTCCACTTCGCCATGTTGATCCAACCGACGCCGGCATTCACCCACATGTTGAGGTGCTTTGTTTTGACGGTGTTCTGGAGAGAGGTCCGCTGTATCGCCTCGGCAAGTTTCCCTCTGAGATATTCCTCGGAGACTGACACGCCGATATTCGGGTTTGCCTTCTTCCAAACGTTGAAATCTGTCCAATCGTCGGTTTCTACGTCTATGCCGTATATTTGCGCGAAGAATTGTTCATTCTGGAAATGGCCTTCAAGGACGTTTGCGGCATAATCGTACAGTTCTTTACAAGGGCTTGACGTGTCGGATCCGGCTGTCGTGATGATGAACTGCAACGGCTCTTGCCGAGCCCCCATGCCGGTATCCATGCTGTCAACCTGATCACTGGTCTTGTGTTCATGGTATTCGTCGTGGATAGCGCAATATGGAGACTGCCCCTCGCCGGGTTTGCCGATCAATCGCTTGAAGAATGACAGGCCGTCCTCACGGAAGATGGAAGAGGCCGCAATACTGACACCATAGGCTTGCTTAAACCCTTTGGCCCGCTCTGCCATTGCCTTCGCTGGTCGGAAAACTTCATCCGCTTGCGCTTCTGAGGTTGCCCCGCAGTATATTTCCGACCCTGGCTCTGCTTCTATGGTGAGCATCCCGAGGCCGACCGGAACAACCATCGTTGTCTTTCCCTGCTTCCTCGGAACAAAAACAAGAGCCCTGCGGAAACGCCGCAAGTTGTTCGCGTCCTCCCAACCGTACAAATTCACGATTATAAATGACTGCCAAGGCTCAATCTTTAACTGTGTGCCGGCCCATTTGCCCTTTACGTGCGGCATCATTTCTATGAACTCGCAAAACCGTTCAGCCCTATTGCGGTTCAGGTGGTACGGGAAGTCTTTACGTTCAAGGTCATCAAGAAAGCGCTGGCAACTGAGAATGGTATACCGGCAGGCGGGGATTTTCCCCGACACCACGTCATTTGCGTATTTGATCGCTCGGCGGGTGTGCGGGTGCGTTCTGCGCTTTTTGATTTCTCGATTCAAATTCTGCTCGTCGGCAAAAAACTATAGTCGCGCAGTAATTCCTTGCGCTCTTCAACGGTTTTCGGCGTCAGGGAAAACTCTTTTTTACATCGACCACACCTAATTATATTGTTCACTATCGTGAATGTGTCTTCGCCGCACTCACAGACATACAAATCTGCTTCTTCATCAAAAAAAGACATTATAACCCCCCAAATCCTTGTTGTTTTTCGGCCTCTTTTTTCTTAACAGGCATCTTGCCGATACTCGACGGAGTAAGGCCAAACTCAGCAAGCAGGCTTTGCAGGTGCCGCGTTGCCTCGTTGAGTTGCGTTACCGCCGGATTGGTTCTGGCAAACGATTTGCCGCGGCTTACCCGGCCATTTATAGCAATATCCTGATTGCAAGCATCAATCTCTGCCAATCGCATGGCGGTCTGAGCCAGGAGAATCGAGTAAGTATCTGAATCAAGCCCAACCAGGGCCACAAGTTCACGAAGTCGCTCAAAGTACGGCAGACAGTCTTCAGGTAGCCACGAAGGGGCAACCATTGAACTTGAAGACTGGCGGTCGGCGGTCGGCACTGACCGGCCTTTTCTGAACGTCCCTTTTACTACCTTCATTTTGTCGGGCAATTTCTTCCTTCCTGCTGCCATTTATTCACCCCTCCGAGTTTTTGCATTGTGATCATCGGAACAAAGCGCCTGCCAGTTGCTTCTGCGCCAAAACAGTTTCATATCCATCCGGTGAGGGATAATATGGTCAACCACGGTCGCCGGGATATACTGACCGCGCTTCAAGCAATCCACGCATAGCGGGTTTTCCTTCAGATACGCCTCTCGCTCTTTCCGCCACTTCTCCCCATAACCCCGCTGCGCTGAATTGCCGCGTTTTTCATCACAAGACCTCCGACGAGCCGACAACCGCTTTTCTTCCTGCTCTGCCGCGAGAGTTTGGTGGTCATCACAATAGCCGTTTGCGTTCTGCTGGAGTGCGTTACAGCCTGCTTTACGGCATGGTTTATGTGGTCTGGGTGGCAAGGTCGAAATTGCTCCAATTTTGGTTGTACAAGGAAAAGTG